CGATCAAAGGCTGCCTCACCTCCGAGCAATTCGGGATCCAGCCAGCGGTAAAGCTGGAAAAGCTCCTCCAGCTTGTTTTCGATCGGTGTCCCGGTCAGCCCCAGACGATAGGGTGCGTTGAGCTTCCGTACCGCCTTGGTAACCCGGGCGGCTGGGTTCTTAATCACAGTCATTTCATCCGCGATGATCAGCCCCGGGCGCATCCGCCGAAAAACCATTCTGTCCGTAGCTACAGTCTGGTATCCAGCGATCACATACTGAGGCTTAAGCTCTCCGATCCTCTCGTATGCGCGCCGACGCTTTTCCGGTCCCCCGTCAACGACGATGCAATACCGTTCCTCAGGCACAATGAGGTAGTCCTCACCAGCCCTGATCTCCTCGGTCGCAACATCGGTGAATCTGGCGATAGCGGCGGCCCACTGCCATCTCAGTCCGGCAGGACACAGGACCAGTACCTGGTCAACCTTGCCGAGTCCGAGCAGTTCCTCGGCCGCCGCGATTGCCGTGATGGTCTTTCCCAGACCCATATCGAACGCGAGCAAGAAGTTCCCGCGTTCGATCAGCTTGTCGACCGCTGGCTCCTGGTAGGGATAAAGCGGCACCTTCATTACCACGTCCACCAGGAACGTGGTGTACCAACTTTGGTTATTCCCGCGCCCTAAGCCAGGGAAGAAGTGTTGCCGGAACAACGGTGTCTACCATGACACGGATTTGGCGAGCCGTCATGTCACCGACGTCCTTACCCTCCAAGTCCGGGATTCTGCGGTAGTCGGGAACAGCGATTCTCAGACCACTTCCCATGTATTTTCGATACAGCTTGTCCCGGGCTTGCCGTCCGGGTGCGTCGTCATCCATGAGGGACACAAGGCAATCTGTCCGCTCTTTTATCAGCTGCATTTGCCTGTCGGAGACGCTCGCGCCGAATGAGGACACCGCGCCTGTGTATCCGAGAGAGTACATCCGCACGGGATCAAGCGGGGACTCCAGAAGGAACATCCGCGTAATCCCCTTGGGCACGGTCTCCAGGCCGAACAGACAACGGCTCTTTTTCAGCGTCTTCGGATAGTTACTGAAATACCGATAGTCCTCGGCTTTTTCTTGCCATCCGAGCAGCGTCCCGTTCTCGTCTCGGACAGGGATGATCCAAAGCTGGCGGTCTGGGTCCCACAGCACGCCGTAGTGCTCACAGGCGTCAGCCGTCAGCCCCCGCCGACGCAATGCCCACCGGGGCGGTGGTACGAACAAGGCGAGTGATGCTTCGGTGATTTCCTCGGTCCGCTCGGATTCCCTCTCTGTTTTTGCGAACAGGCGTTCGACAACCTGGATGGTCCCCTGGCGCTGAATCCACGCGACCGCCTCATCCTCCGATGCATGGAGCATGTAGGCGACCAAGTCGACGAACCTGCCGGAGAACTGGCACGACCAGCAATTGAACAGACCCGTTCGCGCGTTAACGCTGAAACTCGGTCTTCGGTCGACCCGGCCCAGCCGTTCCAGATGAGCCGGGCACCAGCAGTTGATCTCTCCTGAGTCGTCAACACGGTAGACCCGGATTCCAAGCTTGTGTACGGCCCCGAGAATATCGCCGGGGATTACGTCAGCGTTCTTCGGAACAGCCTTCCAGCCTGACCTAACCCGTCTTCTCATCCTCCAGCTCCCTGGGAAGCTTCCCCCATCCCGGACAGCGGTTTCCCAGCGGATGCCGCCAATCCCGTCCGGGAATGGTGTGAAAGTTCAGCGTCCCGTCCTTCTTCAGCTGGATGTCCCGGCGACCGCAATAAGCACAACCGCCGTGGTCAGGATGCGAACGAAAAGGCTTCTTCTCGGAGGTATCCGAAGTCGTCTCCGTCTTCTTCGCCCGAAGGATCATAGGGAAGTTCCGCAAAAAGCGGAGGGTCCCAATACCATGAGTAGTACGCCTCGCACGGAAGCGCGTTTCGCGCGAGCATGAGCTTGATCTTGACGATGTGCGGATCTTCTGTGCGCTCCGCGCCAAAAACAGCGTCGGAGTCCTGCACGAAAGAACTGGTGTAGCCGACCGAATACGGCGTCAACACACGCCCGTTCATCTTCGATTCAAGCGCCTGCGTGGTAACGACGATCGGAATCTGAAGTTGCTGGGCGAGTCTCTTCAATGCCCGTGTGATATTGGTGAGTGCCTGCGGACTTCCTTTCTTCTCCCCGTATTCGTCGTCCATCATATAGGCACCGTCGATATAGACGATGTCCGGTTTGAGGCTCTCAACTTTGGTTCGCAGACCGGTGACGGTGAGAACCGAAAACGTGTCCTGGGTGAGGTAGAAGTCCGGCAAGAGCTTGGCCTGGTTCACGGCCCTTTCGAGCTTGGCCAGCTCGGTTTTGGTAAGCGTTCCGTTCCTCAGACGCGTATGGGAAACTCCAGCCCGGATGGAGTCGAGCCGCTCGAATTGCTCGGTGTTCGACATCTCGAAGCCGACAAAAAGCGGCGAGTAACCGCTTTCGTTGGCGGCCTTGGCCATGAGCAGAAGCGACGTGCTCTTCCCCACCTTCGGCGGCCCGACGAAGGTGATCAGCTGACCTGCCTCAAAACCGGACAGCGCGTTATCGATCGCAGGGAAGCCCGACGGAATCCCCCGCAGACGACCGTCGAGCTTGGCCAGCTGGCGATAGTGCTCCATACGCTCGTCTGCGTTGGTCGCCAGATTGATGTCATGATCGGTTGGCGTCATCCTGGCCACGTCGGCAAGCGCCGTGTGCAGCCGGGCGATCACCCGATCAAGGTCCCCGTCCAAATGGAGTTGGGCGGCCTCCGTGATCCCACGTTCGAGCAACGCAAGAGACCGGTTCCGAACCATCCGATCGGTGAGGTACTCCAGCCCTTCCGGACTCTGCACCAATTTGTAGGTCGGATAATCCGCCTTCACGGCGGCGACGCTGGGCACCTTGCCGTACTTACTGGTGTGCTCCAGGATGAGCGTCCAAACTCGGGCAGACGCAGGATCAGAAAACCAATCCGGAGTAATGCACGCGGCCGGACCGAGCTTGCCGTCAGCCACCACACGCGAGATCAGCAGGTTTTCGACGTCCATTTAGAAATACCCAATCTGCCTGACGTTCTCAGGAGTGACGAGACGCCCCCATCGCCCGTATTTCAAGGCGTGCTGAGGGTTGGTCGTGTACACGGCCGCCACATAAGGCATGGTAATGAGCTGACGGCCCAGGACATCAGGCTCATAGCTCCACACTCTGCGGATCGGTACAGATTTCCGGTCCAGGTACTCAGCCAGCGCTTCGGCAAAATCCGGTGGGCCTAACGTGATCACCTCGTATTCCTGGTTGTCCAGCCACGACCGGTTGGTGATCGCTGTCGCCACCAGCTCATTCAGCTGCCAGCGTGACAGCGGATCTTTGCCCAACCCGAATTTGCGGCGCACGCGATACGGGTCTTTCCAGAACTTAACATGGTGCGGAGGAATCCCAAGAAGGTTCTCCCACTCGACCAGGAGCCGGGGATACAGCTGATTGCTGATATCACCACGCTCCATCGTCATACTCCACAGCATCAACGAGCAAAAGTATCCGCGTACGCGGGAAACCAAGGCCATAAACGGCGTATTCCGTTCCGTCGACACCGCGATCGATGACGAACAGATAGGTTTCCTTGAACCAAAAACCCTGATCCCACGCCTCAGCGACCATCAGCCGTTCCATCCGGTTGATTGCCTCTATGCACACATCAGGTTGTGTGTCGATCGGAATCAGGGCATTGCGCATGAAGAACCGGACGTAGGAATCAGCGGTCACGGCGCAGCCCCTTTCCTCCAAGCGTGACGATGTCGAATGCCTCGAAGGCGAATTCGGCCATCGCAGTGCCGTACAGCTCGCGCCAAACCTCAGGCGCGAAATTGCTGGTCACAATGGTCGGCTTCGCGGCGGCGTGGCGGTTCCTGAGAAGTCTCTGAATTTCGTCCCGTGCCATATCCGAAGCGGTCCTGTGCTCGTGTCCGAGATCGTCCAGAACCAGCAGCGGAACCCGGTTGATCTGGCCGATTAGGTTTTTGATGCTCCAGAACAGATCGACGGCTCGCGGCTCCCCGCGATCGGCCTGAACGCGCAACTTGTTCTCCTCAGCGAGCGCGGCAACGAAATTCGCGGCCGTGATGAACCTGACGCCAACGCCACGGCGGCGGATCTCGTAGGCGACGGCACACGCGAGAGCTGTCTTCCCCGTACTGGGCGGCCCACAGAGCAAAATGCCCTTTCCCAGGCGCTCACGAGCATCGTCAGGGCCGATCTTCACACGGTTGACCCAATCCTGCACAAAGGCCGTGCAAACGTCTCTGGCGCGTTCTGAGGGGGCGTTATACGGTTTCCAGGTGTTCAGGCCCCGGGCAAGGTGCTTGGCCGGAAAACCACGCTGGGCGAGATTTCTCCGATAATCCGGCTCGCCGGACGCAACGGGCAGGCTGCTGATGGTGCGCTCGGTCATCACCGCTTCTTCCTCCGGAATTCGGCAAGCATTTCGGCGCGCCACCTGGCTT